GGTGTTCATTGCGCGGTTTGAACGCGACGGGCTTAAGCATTTTATCAAACAACGAGTCATCCGACGACAATGAAGAACCAAAGGAGGAAGGTGAGCGAGCTCCAGATAAGAAATCGTCATCCTCTTCGTAGTCTAACAGATACTTATGGCGATTTCTAGATCTCCCCATCTTCCTACTTAAAAATGGAGATATAGATTTCGGGGATATACCGCCTCCACGAAAAATGCGTTTGTGAGAAAGCAGCATAGCTAACCTACCTACCATTAGGTCATTTAAAAATAACGGCCATAGAGACGTATAGAGAAATGGTTCCCCGAATCATTGGCCTGTTGGGACGCAGCCGCGTTGGCAAAGATACCGTTGCCGAATATATATGTAAGGAAGCAACCCCTGCCGGCTATCAGATCATCCGCCTATCCTATCCGCTAAAAAAGGCCGCCTGTAGCCTATACGATTTTACAATGGATCAAGTAGAATCCTCCTCCAAAGAAGCCATTGACCCACGTTGGGGGAAAACTCCCCGTGAAACCATTCAATCGCTGACCACCTATATGATGGATTATATGGGGCACGATTTCTTTAGCCGCAAACTATTTGACGCATACGATCAGTCTATGTATTCCCAACATATTATTATCCCCGACATTCGTTATCCAAATGATATCCATGAAATTCGGAAACGCGGTGGAATCGTAATAAAGGTCGTGCGGCCCAACAATCCGATTCAACATTCATTTGAGAACCACATTGATGCACTAGAGGGCGATATCACCATCACGAATGATAGGGGTGTAGATGACCTCCATAGAGAAATAAAACGCTACCTAATCAAACCGTAGGCAGCATTGCGATTGATAAAAGGTATTATTAATGGGCTTACAGTGCCCCCGCGATTGCTTAGGCGCTTCCGGTGTCGCTTTCTTTTTATTCTGATACTCCAACATCTGACATTCAATTTCTGTTTGATGATGCATAATATAATCCAGCACATGATTCTGAAAAATCCATTTGAAGAAATTCAGCTGCCCAATCGTGGTTTCAATCACGACCATTGCCGGTTTATGTTCCAATACAAATGAGATGCGCTGGTGCCGCCGAAACGGGTCAAAATTCAGCTTGGTATAGGATTTTAGCTGGGCCCGATACTCCAGATAGAGGTGAAACTTCTTTAGATGTGGCCCTATTTGCCCCACAACTGATTCATGAATTGTATCCATCCGTTCATCAATCCAATACATAATGTTCTTGTATTTGGAATAATGTGTAATAAACCAATCAATCACGCGTAGAGAGATGGCATAGTCCCCTTGAATAATCGCATTTAAAACGCTCCTATATTCTGGATGTTTGTCATAGTAAGTGGATAACGAATTTAACAATAAATCACTCCCTTTAGATATCATTAAATGTAATTCATCGTAATTCTTTAAGCCATTGAATTCGCCCGCCCGCGCTCCTACCCTCTATTTAACCATAACCCTCGTTGATTCATATATGCCATGCTGAATCTATATCTTGCCCCAATCGTTAATGATGCCGAATTAAAGTTAAACCTAGGCAAGTTCTTTGACCTAAATGCCAATTGGACCTATATTGAATCGCCCTCCACTGGTGACCCGATTCATATATACGATAGCGCTACCCAACAACGCATTGCCTCTCTACAATCTGCAGCCATTCCAGAATCCCTCTATACCATTGTGGTCAAAGAAATGCTACCGCTTGCCAAGAAGACGTTTTCTACGACCCGAGGCGCCGCTGCAGGAAATCAAACTCGCTATATCATCAATGACAGGTTTGAGCGCAGCAATCCAGTAAATAGCAGTATTCTCGGTTACTTTGACAGTGCCAATGGAAAGCGTCCCTGTCGCTTAACAAAAATGAGCAAAGATTATTTTGAGTCGTATCAGAATAGCTTACCCTTTATCCAACAAATGGACACGTGCTTTAAAACCCTTTATCCAGAGGCGCATGAGAAACAATATCTTAGTGCTTCCAACTCGGGATACAGTATTGCCCAAACCGCTTTTAGCACGATCACAGTGAATTATAATTTTCCAACAGCGCTGCATGTAGATAAAGGGGATTTCAAAGACGGGTTTGGTAACCTCGTGGTGATTTCCAAAGACATGGAAGGTGGACATCTGCTCTTTCCCAAGTATGAATTAGCGATTGCCCTTAAAAACGGTGATTTTCTAGCGATGGATGTGCATCAATACCATTGCAATAGCCCCATGACGTTTAAAAGCCCTGATGGTTATCGCCTATCCTTTGTAGGCTATTTTCGCTCCTCTCTCACTAAATGTGCGGAGCGGGATAGACTGCATCAACAGATTCAAAATCTAAATACGGATGCTTTAATTGACGGGATATTCGCTCACGCGGCCGCCCCCGTAATAAAGCAGGTCATTGGCACCGGTAAAAACCAAGAAGAATGGTGGCAGCGGGAATCTGACCGTTTGCGTCTGGTCTATAAAGGCCGGCAATATATCCTGTATGATAAATTATTGAAAAAGAAAATCCCTTCGCTTCAACCGGCATATGTCTATGCGCGAAATCTTTAACGACATTTACGTCCGCCACGACCACGACGACCACCAGCTTGTGCGGGGGCTGGCGCAATAGGAGCTTGTGCTACGGGCGCAGCCGCAGGGGCTGGCGCGGGAGCCTGCATATATACTACTTGAGGAACGGGTGGTGTGCAGCGACCCGCCCGGAAGATTAAGTAAAATATTAAATATGCAAATCCAAATAGGAAAGCGAAGAAAGCAAAGACAATCTTAAGACCGGTATCTACGCCCGCCGCGGTATTGCATGACCAAGATAGATAAACAGCGGCAAAACTTACAAAGATACTAGTGACAATAGATATTGCCTTTGTGGCGGTGGCACCTGCACTGGTATCTGCCGCGGCCGCTGCCGCCTCTTCAAAGGGTTCTTCCTTTTTCTTGAGTGATTTATAAAGATACGCGCTGACCAGTAAATCCATATGCTAATATATCATAGGATAAGAAAAAGGAACATGAACAGGTAAAATATTTATAGGGCACCGCCGATTTCCAGGGGCTTGCGGTTGATATCCGGCTCAATGGTGGCAATGTTCCAAGGAGACACGGGCATCTGGGGGTTGGCGGGCTCACTGCGTAGCTGGTAGTTGGCGTTACGGAGAGATTGGCCTTGGGTATTGACACCCACGTGGTAACCAGCCGTCAGGAAGTTCTGATCACGGACATCGCCTTGGCCCATGGGGTTCATTTGAGCCCAACGCGTGTTGGCGGCGTCCTTAGGCAGCAGATCCTCAGCGGATAGGCGGTCTCTGGGGAAGCAAGAAGGCGCAGGCGCCGGGATAGAGCCACCATTTACGCCAGCGGTAACAGGGTTGAATACCTCATTGCCTTGGGGATCCGAGCCACCAAGACCACCGAAAGGGCCAGCGGCGGCATCCGGGGTGGGGCGGCTGTTCTCCGCAACACTCATTGCTTTGGCTAGAACGGGGACACCGTTGGAGATGTCATATTCACCAAAACGCTCAGCATTTACTTTCTTAGCGGACTGATTGTAGGACACGAATAGAAATCCTAGAAGGACAACCACCAGTAAAATTGCAAGGGGGACAATCATCTTGTTCTTCATCTGACCTTATATACTATTACTAAAAGATAAAATATTTTTCATCTGGTCTATTTTTAGATTCCATTCCTTTAAAGACACCGACTCCTGAATCTCTCTAAGTTCGCGCCACATTTTTTCCTGATAACCTCGCAATTGACCAATTTTTTCTTCCAGAGATTTATTTTGTTCATCGCATTTAATACGCCAATATTCTTCTATCTCCATCCGTTGCTCGGAATCCATCTCTAGGTCCGTATCTTCTACGTATTCATCTATATTACTCAATGTCCAGCGTAATGTAAATTGTTTAGCATAAATATAAAGTCCTTCACATACAATCTTACATTTTATCGGGATCGGCATGGAATATTTATGCGTATTCTGCCATTCTTGAAAATTCGGTATATGAGACGCCGGCGGTCGCGCATTAGAATAATACACGATTAATTCGTTATCATTCAGAGGCCGCTTAAACATTTCATTAATCTTCTCTGCACTAAGTTCATTTTTAAACCAAGCTCGGTTTTGTTGCACCAACGATTCCAGCACGAATTCTTGAATATCTATCAACCATCTCTTATTATACTCGTGGTCACATATTTTTAAAATGAGCACATAACCGTCTTGATTTTTCATGGGATAGACTTGGACGATGTTGGCTTTAAAGAAAGCGAGACTGATTGGCTTACGTGCTTCCGTCACCTGTATATAATAATAATTAGTGCGTTTTCTCGGTGTAGAGAGTTCAAGCACCATGCCTTGGTTTATATTGGTGAAAGGGATTTCTCCGGTAAAGAATAACGCATGGATTCCAAGTTGATTACCTTGATTTTAAATGTTGTCCTAAAAGAACTTAAACAGAAAGAGTTTAAAACGGAGATTTTAAAGCCCATCCTAAAAAATATACTGTGGTATTTACTGCCCTATATATTAATCATCATCTGCGTAAATATGTTTTTCATGATTATGGCTATTTCTCTGGTTCTGTATTTTAAGAAAAATTAAAAAAAAATCTATCAATAGAATATAACACAGATGAGCGACTCCACCAACGTTTTCGGTGGAAAGAAACAACGCAAAGTTACCAGCAAGAAAGACAAAGACGGTGGTGCCGCGATTGAGATCGGTTCTATTCTAGCGCCCGCAGTGCTCTATGGCCTGCGCCGGTTGGTAGATGCCAAGGGTAACCGCAGCGCTTCCCCCGCTCGTCGTGGCCGCGCCAGACGTGGTGGTGGCGGTATCTTCTCCAGTGTCCCTGCACCTCTAGATGGTGGTGAATCCATTGGTGACTGGGCTGCGGCTTCCTTCGCCAAGTCCGAACCAGTCGGCGTTGTCCCCGCTACAGTAGCCAAGCCCGTTGAGGCTGGCCCCGCAATGCCCGCAGGTGGCGCGAAACCCATGGATGGCGGCAAGAGACGCAAAGTCAAGAAAGGTGGTGCGGATGACGAGCCCATGTATGGTGGCGAGTATGGCCTAGTAGAGGGTGGCAAGAGACGCAAAGCTCGCAAAGTCAAGAAAGGCGGTGCGGATGACGAGCCCATGTATGGTGGCGAAGATGAGTCTATGGACGGTGGCAAGAGACGCAAAGCTGTCCGCAAAGTCAAGAAAGGCGGTGCGGATGATGAGCCCATGTATGGTGGCGAGTATGGCCTAGTAGAGGGTGGCAAGAGACGCAAAGCCAAGAAAGGTGGCGACAAAGACCAGGATGACGATGGCCCCATGGACGGCGGTAAGAAGAAACGCGCTGCCAAGAAAGGTGGCGACAAAGACCAGGATGACGATGGCCCCATGGACGGCGGTAAGAAGAAGCGCGCTGCCAAGAAAGGTGGCGACAAAGACCAGGATGACGATGGCCCCATGGACGGTGGCAAGAAGAAACGCAAAGCCCGCTCGGCCCAGAAAGGCGGCGCCATGCAGCTATTCCAGGACCAAT